CCCAGACTTTTATATTAAAGTGCAAGAGAATACAGGTCGAATCAAAAGATATTTGATTGAAGTTAAACCATTCAAACAGACTATGAAACCAAAGAGACCAAAAAGACAGACAAAAGGATACCTCAGAGAAGTATATGAATTTGCCAAGAATCAGGCAAAATGGAGGGCAGCAACTGAGTTCTGCGAAGATCGTATGTGGGAATTCAAAGTTATGACTGAAAATGAATTAGGAATCAAATGAGTCGCATCAGCCCACTAGTAGATGATCTTGTTGGAAACGAGGATGCCGATGATTTAATGATTGAAATCATGGATGCATTAACAGATAGTGTAACACCTATTCCTGATGTTGGCAAAATATATGTATTTGTATATCAACCAAAGACTGCTGGATTGCGATATGACCAGAATCCATTGGTAGCAGTCACTAATATATTCTCTTGGGGATTCACGGGTATCAACTTTCATTGGGGTCAATCACGCAGATATACATGGGATGAAGTTGTTGGTCAACTCTATCAGGTTACAAATGAGGAGTTACAAGACCTAAATACTATACCATTTGCGAAATTTCGTATAAATAACTAAAAAGATATATGAGTAGTACAGTTAACGATAAAAAAGCTGCAGATTTTGTAGGACCTTTAATAGATGATCCTAATACTCCAAATATTAATGAAGCAGATGTATATGGTGAACAACTTGATGCAATTGCAGCTCAAAGAAAAATTGATGAAGCTACAAAGAGTAGATTAAGGAGATATTCTAAAAAAAGAAGAGGTGGTGTATTAAGATACCCACTTGAATCGTTAACAGAACAAACAGATTACTTACAAATTGACATTGAAGAATATGTGCCAATAGGTGAAGGATATGTAACTGCTCCTGGCGATAAAGGAAGATACGTAACGGGAGATACGTTTGGATCAGATCGTGCAGGTCGTAGATCATCAGGTAGATTATCAAAAAAACCACTTATTAATAATGGTACAATTTTATTACCAATACCATCAAATCTACAAGATACAAATCAAGTTGAATACGGATCTTCAAGTTTAAATGGTTTAGCTGCAACTGGTGTTCAAGCAGCTGAGGGAATCATGAGAACTCAACTTGGTGGTAATCAAGATCCTTTTGGAATTCAACAAATACAAAATGTTGCAGCAGGTGTTAAAAATAGTGTAACAGAGGGTGTGGGTGATAGTGGAGCAGCATCAAATGCACTAACAAAGTTTTTATCTGCAAAAGCAATTAATATCTTTGGAGGCAATGTCACTGCCAATCAACTTCTAGCAAGAGGAAATGGTGAAGTGTTAAATCCAAACATGGAACTTTTATTTAATGGTCCAACATTACGTAATTTTAGATTTAATTTTAAATTAACTCCAAGAAATGAAAAAGAAGCAGAACAAGTAAGATTAATTATTCGTGCATTCAAAAGAAATATGGCACCACAGGCACAAGGTGGTAGTCTTCAATCAGGTAATTGGTTTCTTAAAACACCTAATGTTTTTAGTTTGAGGTATCGAACAGGTCGTAAAAATCACCCATTTTTGCATCGGTTTAAACAATGTTTCTTAGAAAATTGCTCTGTAAATTATACAGGTGAGGGTGTTCATACAACCTACGATGATGGCACACCAGTTTCTATGATTTTAGATTTGACATTTAAAGAAATTCAACCAATCTACGATGTTGATTATGATGCAAGACCAGGAACGGAGGCAGTAGGATACTAATGGGATATTTCAGAGAATTACCAAATTTATTATATCCATCTTTTCTTCCAGAAAAAACATCATCTTTAGATTTTATTGAAGTTAAAAATATTTTTCGTAGAGTTAAAATAAGAGATGATCTATTTAATAATTTTACAGTTTTTAATAAGTATGAGATACCAGAAGGTGCTCGACCTGATACAGTTGCTGAAGAATTATTTGGTAGTGCAAATTTTGATTGGATTGTTTTAACAGTTGCAGGAATAATTAATCTCAGAAATGAGTGGCCATTAAGTAATCGTGACTTGTATAAGTATGTGAATAATAAATATGGTGATAGTTTAGATTCTAATAGATTTTTTGAAACAACAGAAGTTAAGGATGCCACTGGTAGATTAATACTACCAAAAGGTAAAGTTGTAGATAGTAATTTTACTATCCCAAAACCAGGTGAACCAAATGCAACTTTAAATCCTGTAGTTGGTATTAGTAATCATGAGTATGAAACACGTTTAAATGAAAAGAAAAGAAATATATTTATTTTAAGAGAAGAATATTTACAAGAATTTTTAGATGACATGAGAGATATTATGACATATGCAGAATCATCAGAATATCTAGACGAAAGAACAATACAAGCAGAAAATATTTATATAACAATGCCATAAAAAAGGAGGTCGTTTGACCTCCTGTATGCTTATTCTTCTGCGAGTTTCGCAAAGTACGATAATGCATCGTCCTCTTCTTTATCTACTGTTGAAGTAGTTGGAGGTGAGGATACTGCAGCAGATACTAATTCTTCTGCTGAACCACGATCATTATCTTCATCGAAGACCTCTGGATCTTGTGCTGGTCTCTTGCTTCCAAGAACATATTCTAATCTCTTCTTAAGATCTTCATATGACTTGAACTGATCAGGAGCAACAATCTCTGCGAGTGAGAATTGCTTTTTCCATAATGCTTCAAGAGCATCATCGTCATCAAGTAGTGGACTTACTGCAGCAAACTCAGAACTATCATAGTTCCTATATCCTGCTACATTCTTTGCCTTCAACTTGAAGTTAGCACCTTGCCAGAAATCAAACGGATCAATTGCTTCTTCATCCTCAAACTCAGGTTGCATTGCTGCAGTTAGTTTGTCAAATATTTTTTTACCATACTTGAACAAGAATACTTTTCCTTCGTTCTCTGGGTTTGTTGGATCTTTCACAACGTAAATGTTACTCATGTAAGTAAGTTTACGTTTTTGTTTCCTTGCTGTTTCTTTTCCTGCATCGGTTCCGTTGTTCCAGAGTTGAGTGTTGTACTCAGAAACAGGATCTTTGCCACCAAGAGTAGTGAGACTATTCTCTATATACCAACCACCAGGACCTTGAAAGGCATGGGAGTATAGTTTTACAAAAGGTAGATCCTCATTTTCGGGTGCAGGTAGGAAACGGATAACAGCATATCCATTGCCACTTTTATCTACATCTAACTTCCATGTGCGTTCGTCACCAGACGCACCGTTGTTATTCATTTTCTCAACTTCTTTAACTAACTTTGCAGTTAGAGAGCCAAGCTTAGATTGTTTTTTTAAGTCTTTAAAAGACATTGTATACCTCGGATAATTTGATTGGGGGATTGTTTTGATTATAACAAAGGGAGATTAATTAGTCAACACTCTGTTTGAGTTTGCCAATGGTGTCATCCATTGCTTTAAAAATAGATGGCATATCAGTTCCTTCTGGGAAACCCATACCTTCTAAGGACTTACGCAATTGATTTTTCATATCTTTTGCCTCTGGGTCATCTGATAAAGATAACCGAGTCCACATCGTTTTTTGCTTCTCTAAAAGAGTTTCTAATTTATCTACATGTTCCTTCTGGTCAGTAGAACTTAGAAAACCAAAACCAAACATCTTTCCATAGATGCTAGTTTGCAGTCTATTAATTTCAGATAATTCTTCACGGACTATTTCCGATTCAAAAAATCTCATTTTTTCTTAGTCTCCACAACTTCTGGTTGTACTGGTTCCGTTTTACTTTCCTCGATTTGCTCAAGGACATCAATTGCTCCTAGAAGTTTCACACGGGTTTCAGTTAATGTATTTAATTGATCCGTCACTTCTTTGAGTTGAGATTTAAGATTTTCAAGCACTGTCGCATTGTCAAGAGCCATTACGAATAACCTCCTTTAATAATTTTTTGTAATGAAACACATTAATATTTATGAAAGGACTATACTTATTAATTTTCATCTTTACGGTTTCCCATACAGGATCGTCAAGTTGTTTGTCAAGGTTTTTTACGAAAGAAAATATCTTTTCGTAGATTACCAAGATCTCTAAGTTTAGTTCTCCACCTAAGTGTTTCTTGAGTATTTTTGGGTGTCCCTTCGAGCAGTTGAATACTTCGTCCAAGTCGTTCTCGGATAACAATCTCTCGGATTGTTCTTTGAACAAGTATCTTAAACTCTGTTGTGTCTTCATCCACTCTGAGTAATTTCTTTCGCCAGAATTTATAATTTCTCCAATCCATAAGTTTTCTGGGTTTGTTGATGTCACAAAGTTGGCAAGAAGAAAATCGACAATCTGACCATCAGAATACTTACGGGAAGTTTTCTCAAACCAGTATTTGTCTTTTCTTCGATTAAAAGCAGTTACTGTGGCACGGGATTTGCCACCATATTTAAAGAAATCATATTTACGATTTGTAAAATGACTCTTCATTGAAAGATAAGTTTGATAAGTTTCAAACGGTGTCACTTTCCTCTTCAACATCTTCACTTTCCAATTCTGTAATTGAGTCACAAGGAACCTCTGCCTCACCTATCTGATACCAATGTTGTGGCATACCAATACTATCAGGTCTTACACCCAAGTATTGTAAATCAGGGAAAGAATGCTCACGAAGCATCGCTTGCAATCTCCAATGAATTAACTCAGATTTTTTCATTATAAAGGTAATTTTGCCCTTGATGTGGGTTTCATAAAGTTAAGACGAGTAGCATCCCACTTTAATCTTTCC